GATGCTAACTTCTCAGGTCTTGGATATCAAGATCTTCGTCAGCTCTCATCTACATCCACGCTATATGCAACGATGTTGATGGAAGAACGCATGATGCTTATGGCTCGTGGTACTGCATCTGGCTACTCAGGCGCACTATCAGCACCTACCTTCGCACTCGCATCACCTGTTGCATCAGGATCACAAACAGCTCTCGCAGCGACCACTTACTATGTAAATGTCACCGCAGATGCTGGTATCTCAGGCAACGGCTTTGGCGAGTCCATCCTCGGTACAGAGGCTTCTACTGCAGTCGCATCAGGCGATGTTCTTACTGTCACAGTAAGCACCGCAGTCGCAGGTGCTCTTGGCTACAACATCTATGTTGGTACAGCTACAGGCGCAGCGAACCTCAAGTATCAGGGAACACTTCGCGGAACAGGCACTTTCACCATCCAGGGTGCAACTGCTACAGGTTTGACCGGCAACAACGCTGCATTCACCACATCAGGTGCAGCAGCATCTCGCGCAGCAGCAGATACTTCTGCATATGCAACAGGATATGACGGCATCCTTCCTACTGTTCTAGGAGCTAACTCAGGCTACAACAACAGCATCAACAGCACTTTCAGCACAGCCAACCCTGGCGCAGAGTTCCAGACTGTGTTCGCACAGCTCTACTCAAATGTCAAGGCTGATCCTGATCTAGTGCTACTCAACGGCAATGACCGTAAGCAACTCTCAGATGCAATCAAGAGTGGCTCTACAGCTAACTATCGTTTGACTATTCAGGAGCCAGGTAAGGATGGAATCACATATGGTTCTATCGTCACCGGTATCCAGAACGAAGTCACCGGTAAGGCTGTCGATCTCATGGTTCATCCTTGGCTAAATCAAGGTGTTGCACCTGTCCTATCATTCACACTTCCTATCCCAGATACCGAAGTGAGCGATGTATGGGCGAACTTCATGGTTCAGGACTACATGGGCATTCAATGGCCTGTGACTCAGTTCAGCTATGACTTCTCAACCTACTTCCGAGGTACTTTCTTCTGCACAGCTCCAGCATGGAACGGCGCAGTATCAGGAATCATCTCTGCGTAGTACAACTGAATGAGGCGAGGAGGGTGCGGTGTAATAGCCGCACTCTCCATCAGTTATAGGAGGCTAAATGCCAAGATATGTAGCTCCAGATAGAGGCGTGAAAGAGACAGTCATTGGCGGTGTGAAGTACAACCCTGATAGGGGTGGTCTTTACAATGTAGAAAGTCGAGCACATGGAGAGGCGATGAAACGAGAGGGCTTCTTTGAAGCATCACTCAACCCATATGCGCAAGGCGATGTGCAACGAGGCTTCACCTGCACAGCCTGTGGCTTTGATGGGTGGTTTCGCAAGTGTGGTCGCTGTGGAGTAGAGGCGACAGATATAGCTAGAGATGGGGAGTAGTCATGGCAGTAGGTATCACGCCCGATACGACACGAGAGATGCCCTATCTCACAGTCCAAGAGTACAAAGATGCTCCTACCTCTATTGACTACAACAACCTAGTCGTAGGCGGTAATCAGGCAGCGCAGGATGCCGAGCTCGCAAATGTGATCCTACGAGCATCCTCATATATGAACGAGTACCTAAATCAGTCCGTTGTGGCAGATCAGTACACAGAAACACAGCGAGTCAGGGTCAATGGACAGGGCATGATAGCTCTGCATCCCAACAACTCACCCATCATCTCGCTCTCTAGTTTTCAGTATGGGGCAGACCCCAACAACCTAGTAGCCCTACCTGACTGCTCGACAGCATGGTTCGAGGCTCAACAGCTCATCATTCCCCTATCAAATCTCGGCCTGAACTACAGTTCTCAGGGGCCGTTGGGCTTTGGCTTTGGCTATAGCCCTCGGCAACAGGTCTTTACGCAGTACACCTATGTCTCAGGCTTCGTCAATACGACCATCGCTACGGCTACCGCAGGGGCTACCTCTCTGACAGTCACAGATGGCACAGGCTTCATCGCCGGTCAGCAATACCGCATCTACGATGGATCAAAAAGCGAGCGCATCACAGTAGCTAGTACATATACCAATGACTCTACGACTGTGCCTCTGACTAGCGCGCTCGCCTTCACCCATGCCGCAGGAGTGGCTATCGGCAACATGCCTAACGCCATCAAACAGGCTTGCATCCTCATCACTACAGCCCTACTCAAGGTACGAGGCGACAACAGCATGACGATGAACCTGACTACTCAGCCTACGGTCAATATCGGGAACAACGCCCGATACTCAGGCGATATCGTTCTAGCCCTTGACATGGTGAACAAGTACCGCAGGATCAGGTAATGGCAGGGCGCACAGGGGTACGAGCTACCCTCACATCTTTCATATCAAATCCACCGATACCTACGCTCAATCAGGTGTTCACATCGTTCCCGAAGCGCATCAACTACCAGGTGAACGCACAGCCTGGACAGATGACTCGATCTGCTGCAGTCGTCTTTATCGCGGCAGAGAACGAGACTCGTCTAGCCATAGGCGGAGCGCATAGCGGTTGGAAGCGCGTTGATTACTCAGTAGTCATACAGCTCTATACACACTCTATGCATACAAACGCCGAGAGTGCGATGACAGATTTTGATACCCTCGTGGACAACATCAAAGAAAGGCTTCGGTCTGACCATAACTTCGGTGACACCACAGGCAACCTCGTGTGGCAGGGTGCAGAGCCCATCATCAGAGCTCGGTATGGAGAACCTGCGACCAGCAATGAGGGCGCAACAGAGACATACGCTGAGTTAGAATTCGATGTGACTGAGATGATCCAAGCATAAGGAGCACTATGAGACTGAAATATAACGGCACAGACGAGAGAGTGTTCCCTACTATCGGGATCACAGTCAAGCCTGGTGATGAGTTTGATGCGCCCGAAGGATTTGCACATCCTGACTGCGCACCTGCAGGTTCACCAAAAGTACTACCAACAGCACCAATCAAACCGTCTGCATTGACAGACCAGAAAACAGGAGAGTGACATGTCAGTACAACAATCGGTACGCTCGTACCTCGGTATCGCAAAAGAAGCAACAAAGGGTACGGTTGTAGCACCTACTGACTTCATCCCTGTCATGAAAGACAGCTTGAAGCCTGTAGATATCATTGATCCGCTATACGACACAGGGCTTCGTGGCTCAAATGTTGTGAACTACAACTACATCCCTGGTCGCACAAGATCGACTGTGGACTTCGGTGGAGCTGTATTCGCAGACACCATCGGATACTCCATCGCAGGTCTGCTAGGTAGCGTGGCTACTACAGGTGCATCTGCTCCATACACACATACCATCTCGCTCAAAAACAGCTTCACCGCAGCAGCAGATGACCAGCCAATCAGCTATACCCTCACAGATTTCTATGCTGCAAACAATCGCTCATATCCAGGATGTCAGTTCTCAGACTTCTCTCTCCGCTTCAACGCAGATGGACTGTTGGAGTACGATGCAAAGACAACAGGATGGGCATCTAGCACACAGGCTGCGACAGCCCCATCTTTCTCCACTCTCCTACCTACACCGGTATGGCGTGGCACAGTAAGCATCGGCGGTAGCTCAGTCAGCAACGCTATGACCGGCAACATTGACATGAAGCGCAATGTCACCCCTGTCTATGGCATCAGCAACACACAGAACCCATATCAGGTGTTCCTCGGCCCTATCGAGGTCACAGGCAAGATCACCTTCATCATGGAAAATGACACCGAACTGACTCGCTATCTCAGCGACAGTCAGCCAGCTATCGTGCTCAACTGGGCATATGGCGCAGGTGCATCTGCGGTACAAATCCAAGCGACCATCACAAAGGGCGCATACACCGCAGCAGTCATCGAGCGTGGCGAGGACTTTGTTCAAGTCACAGTCGATCTCAACGGACAGGGCAACACCACCGATGCAGGATCAACAGGTGGTTTCGCTCCTATCAAGTGGGTGCTACAGAACGCCAAAGCATCAGGCACATACGCCTAGTAGTTCCAGAACAGGAGCGTTGGTAGATAGTGGAACGCCTTCCCCACTATTCCACGCTCCTGTTCCTTTTCAGTTATGATGCGCGAAGGCATATTTATTAGGAGGCACAATGTCAAAACAAATCAAACTACCATCGGGTGCTACAGCTACTCTCAAAGACCCAAAGACTTTGAAAGTCAGAGATCGTAAGCGCGTACTCAGAGCATCAGAGGTAGATGGCGGAGATTTATCAAAGGCGATGGCACTATCAGACTCACTCATCGCCATGCTAGTCGAGGATTGGTCGTTCGATCTCGTCATCCCATCAGTCAAACTAGAAACACTAGATGAGCTAGATATGGCTGACTACGATGCACTCGTAGAGATGACCAAAGAGGCACAAGAAGTACTGTTCCCATCTCTCGCAAAGACTGATGAGACAGAGAAAGACCCAAAAGCGACTACCGCCGACTCGAACGGCTCAAATGGCTGATTCAGGGTGGGCAACGCCACGAGGCGTTCGAATATCCTGATGACGAGTGGGTGTACTACATCGCAGCCGACAGGTTTGGATGGACACCTGACCAGGTAGATGATCTACCGGCTAATACGGCGGATTGGCTCTGGGCTATAGCCACAGTAGTAGATGAGGTGAAGGCGGAGAGAATGGAGAGATCGTGACAGCACGAGTGACGATACCCAACCTCTCTGAGGTCATCTCAGGCGTACAAAGAAAAGCAGAGCAGATAGATATGGCTGTAGCTCAGGCTATTCAGATCACAGGTCTAGCTGTAGAGCGACAAGCGAAACAAAACGCATCGGGCAGACCAGGGCCAAATGTGCGCACAGGTAATCTGCGCAGAAGTATCACTACATCTATGCCTATCAAAGGATTTGGAGATAGTTACTCAGTAGTCTCACTAGCGCGTTCGCAGCACGAGTCAGGGGTTGATATGACAGCAATACCTCCGATTCTCGTACAGATACAGGCAGATGTCACTAACCTCAAACAGGGTCTAGCTCAGGCACAAGCGGCTATCAAAGGCGTAGATGACAATGTGAAGGTCGCTAGTACCGGCATGAGCAACTTCTCTAGCAAACTCAAAGGCATAGCAGGTAGTATCGGTGTCGCTTTTGCAGGTACACAGGTAGTCGCGTTTGCTAAAGACACAGTTATGGCTGCCTCTAATATGGCAGAGTCACTATCAAAGGTGCGCGTGGTCTTTGGAGATGGCGCAGCAGCAGTCGAGGCGTGGGGCAAAACCGCCGCAGACAGTATGGGTATCAGTAATCAGGCTGCTCTAGAGGCTGCAGGTACATACGGCAACCTGTTCCAGGCATTCGGGCTAGGACAGGGACAGGCACAGGATATGTCTATGTCTCTCGTACAGCTCGCCGGTGACATGGCATCCTTCAACAACACCTCGATAGATGATGCGATTACAGCTCTGAGATCAGGTTTATCCGGTGAGACAGAGCCACTCAAGAAGTTCGGTGTGGCGATGAACGAGGCGCGACTCAAGACTGAGGCTCTATCACTAGGACTCATCAAGTCCACATCTGAGGCTCTAACTCCTGCAGCAAAGGCTCAGGCGGCATATGCACTCATCATGAAAGACACAGCACTAGCGCAGGGTGACTATGCGCGTACTGCAGATGGCACAGCGAACACTATGAAAACGCTACAGGCAAAGATGGAGGATGCGAAGGTCGCACTCGGAGATGCCCTCATGCCAGCGTTCCAGGGGCTACTAGCGATACTCAAGATAGCTATACCTCTGCTCATGAAACTAGGCAACTTCTTCAAAAACAATCAGGATGAGATCAAAGCCTTCGCCATAGCATTAGGTATCGGCTCTGTCGCATGGGGTATCTACACCATCGCAGTCAAGCGAGCAGAGATAGCTCAGAAACTATTGAACCTTGCGCAGAAGATGAATCCCATCGGACTCATCGTAGTAGCAGTAGCTCTACTCGCTGCAGGTCTAGTCAAACTATGGAAAAACAGCGAAACCTTCCGGAATGTCATCATCACAGTAGGTAAGGCAGGTCTGACCGCCTTCGCATCTATCATCCCGATGGTAGGCAAAGTGGGTGAGGCTGTCCTCAAGTTCCTGATGACCCCACTCAAACTCGTACTCACAGCTCTATCCAAACTCCCAGGCGTGGGCAAGTATGCAAAGTCTGGACTCGATCTACTGAACAAAGGTCTAGATGGCGTGAGCGACTTTGCAGATAAAGCAGCAAAGAAAGCCAACGACCTCATCAAGACTCTAGACAATGTAGGCAAGGCAAAAGCCAAAGCCGAGAAAGATGTAGCGACCACTACAAAGGGTAGGCAGACCACTACTACAGCGACTGTGGATGCAAAGACTCTAGAGAAGGCTGCAAAAGAGGAGCAGAAACGCCTAGATAAGCTCAAGGACTATCAGAAAGATGTCCAGGATATCTACAAAGATATGAACGATGTCATCGCAGAGGCTCAGGAGAAAGGGCAGGAGGCTCTAGAGACTCGCAATGAGCGTATGGCTGAGGCTCAGGAGAGATATAACGAAACTGTAGCTGATCTCAACAAGCGGTATGCAGAGTCCATAGCTGATGCTGAGGAGCGCGCTGCAGAGCAGAGAGCTGATGCTCAGGATAACTATCGCAAGGCTGAGACTGAGGCAAAGAAGCGATTTACCCAGGCACAGATACAGATAGCAAAACAGTACAACGACAAGGTAGCTGACCTAGAGAAAGCCCTACAGAACAAACTGCGCGATATCCAAGAGTCTGCCAACAGCAAGCGCGCCGAGCTGACACAGAAGGCTGCGGAGAAACAGGCAGGGATTATCCAGCAGTCTATGGATCGACTACGCT